CCAAATATTTAGGTTTTGAAGGAAATATTATGCGCCCGGCGTACCGAACACACAACGCCAATCTGAAACACCAAAGCTATAACGCTCTCTAGCCTTGAATCTCATATTGCCGGTGTCAAAGTCACCTTCCATGGCTGTTTTAATCGGTGCACGATTAAAATATTTAAAGCCATTTGGTGCATCTGTTTTGATGAAGAACGCATCCGTGTCTGTCAAGAAATGGTTTACTACAGCACCTTGTGGTAGCATACCCATGTTATTGATAGCGTTTGCGTCATTGTCAGATGTTCCCGGTCTTAGATTTGAGTTTAATACTCTTTCAGCAACAAACTGAAGCTCTTTTGGTATGATTAGTTTCATACCTCTAACAGCAATCTTTAGACCTCTTTCGTCGGTTAGACCGGCGATGTCAATCAACATCTGCTCCAATGAAGTTTCATTAAGATCAGCAGCAGTAGAAAGCAAGTTTCTCTGGTTGCCGTTTAATGATGGATGTGAAGATGAACATAAAGCAGCACCATCACCAATCGCACTACTTGAGCTAAACGCATTGTTCAGGATCGCAGCAGCTTTAATCTGCTTTGTCTGAGCCATGGATCTAGCCAAAGCTTTTGTGTATCGGGACGCTAATCTGTCGTAAAGATTATCCTCAATAGCTTCCTCTGTGATAGCGAAAGCTAGAGCGATTGTCTCGTGAGTATAGCGTGCTGTGAAAGTTTCCTGCGCTGAGTCAAAGGAAACAGTGCTTCCTTCTTCTTTTGTTGGCGCAGTGCTGAAACCTGCAAGCATTACTTCCTCTTCAAACGCTCTGTCCGAAGCCTCTTCGTCAAAGATTTCTGCGTGCTCATTTTCGTATCTGTCGTACTCAAGACCAAATAAGGCGTTAAGTCCGGGTTCTAGCTCTTTTGCTAGTTGGGCTCTACTAATTGCAGACATAACTTAACCTCCTTATATACCGGTGTTCGCTGCGGTGCCTACGGCGGCAGCAAAACCAGAGTTGAATGGAGCGTTTAATCGCACTATGTACTGATGACCAACAGCAGAATAATCCGTATTGCCTTCGTCTTCGTAAAGACCAACAATACGAACATCTAATCCTGCGGTTGTTGCGGCTGTGCTGATATCAAGCATATCTGTGGATCTACCTGTGTTGGTAGAGCCATCGTTTACACTTGCCATATCACAGTTAGCAAAAACATCAGCTAGAGCAGTCGCTCGATTAGTGTTTGTTCCATCAGCAACTACAGTATATAGCTGCATTGGATTGTCATATACAAATGCCTTGATAGGGAAGTTTGTATCGACGCTTACGTTGTTACTACCCGGCCAGTAGTTTTTAAAAGTTGTTTTCTTTGTGCCAGAGTCAACAAATTCACAACCATAAAAAACACCAAGGGGAGCAACAGCCTGATCTGTAATGGTAATGACACCCGCCGCTGTCGGAATTACAATACCACCTTGGTAAATCGCATTAGTATTGTTAGATGCAATCTCATATGTGGTTGTACCAGTAGTATTATAACCGGCACCTGTCATTCCAATAGGACGAAGACCATAACCTCCAGTAAGACTATTAGCCATTTGGGCCTCCTATTAAAAAAAGTTTCATTTCTGTGAACCTCCAAAGGTCACGCGAGACTGACGATCAGGTTTACTGATTGTCATAGTTGAATGTGCATTCTCTCTCATCATGTCCTGATCGACTGCGGTCATCTGATCTGCGTTTCTTTGTGAAAAGTAATCAGTTCTTTCGGCCACGGTTTCAACAGGTATCCGAGCAAGAAGCAATCCTCCTACGCCAAAAACACCTTCGTATTTACCTGAATCAACAACAGGGGCTTCAAAATCTGGATACTCATCCTTACGGACAAGCTCCCAACCCTCTCTCATTTTTGCACTGATATTCTTGCTATCATTGAAACCTCGAGTTTCTGCTCGTATCCAACGATGCTTAAATCCATCAGGCGCAGGTGGTGCGTCTAACATAGATGGGGGAGCCCATGGTTTACGCCTAACCGACTTCTCCCTAGTTGTTTCAGCGCGAGAAGTTCGCTTCACAGTATTTTCAAACATTTCATTTTGTTCTTCAGCCATTTAACTTACTCCTTCACGTATTTCGCGTATTCTTCAAGTGGCACACCCAATTTTTTAGCTATTGCAACTTGGCTAGGGGTGAGTCTAACCTTTTTACTACTACTGCGCCCAGTGGTTGTGCGGGACACGGAAGCTACCGTCTGAGCGGGTCGTTTGCTTCCCCCGTTAAACTTATGCGGAAACTCTGTCTGCACTCGTCTGTCGAGTTCAGTATAGTACTCATCGGAGTTCGGGTCAAACCCTTCTTCCTCAATTAATTTTTTATGAATACCAAAAGCCGCATATGTCATCGCCTCATCCTGCCCAAACCAATCGTTTTTGGAGGCCCATGCTTCAGCCTTTGGTGATGGTTTTCGTGCAGGTTGTTGTACTTGTTGTTGCGGTTGGGGCTGCTCTTGTTGTTGTTTAGCCAACCGCTCCTGTTGTTGTTTAGCCTGCTGCGCTCTGTCATTCTCAATCGCTAATGCGGTGATTTTACGTTGCGCCTCAACAACAGCGTTTGTGTCGCCTACTTCCATAGCCTTAGCCATTTCCTGTTCGGCTGCCGTCATCTGAGATTCTACCCGTGTGCTATACTCTGTGACATAGTTTGTATCCAAAGTATTCATACGGTTTCTAAGTTCTGTAGATTCTGCTTGCACTTTTTGTGCATAATTTATTGCTTCTTCGCGCTGACGTTCTGCCTCACGCATCTTTTTGGTCAAACGATCAATACGCTTCTGTGTTGCAGATTCCGCTTTTTCGAAGTTGTCTGGTTTCTCGGCCTCGACAGCCTCCACCTTTTCCTCCTCTTTTTCGTCCTGCTTTACCTCTACTTCAGTGTCCTGCTCTTCTTCAAGCTCAAGTTCTATTTGTTGCTCTGCCATTATTTACTCCTAGAAATGTAAAATGTCTTCGGGCTCGAGTATCTTTGCAAGGATTTCGTCGTCATTAAGTATCCTTACCTCGCCCCCATCTATTTTAAAGCGTGACCCGGCATATCGGGCAAACATAACCCAATTACCCGCTTCACACCATGCCCCTGTAGGAAACTTTTCTTTGTCCTTAAAAGCTAAGTCTCCAACCTTTAATACATACCCAACCTGTGTAGATACGGTATTTTCTTCGACAACTTGGTCCGGTAAGTAAATACCGCCCTCTGTTTTGCCTTTACCTTTGTAGGGTAGAATTAAAAGTCGCCACCCAGTCGGGGTGGGCATTCTTTCTAAAAGTGTTGAACTTAACGCCTCGGGATTTAAGACTTTGTCTTTGGCCTCCACATAGGCGTCGGCTACGGTTTCTTTATTCATTTAAACGCTCCTGTTTATCTAGCAGGCTCTTGAGTTCCTGTTCCACATGATTTAGGGCGGATAGATTGCCCATCATCTCACGATATTGATCCATATTTTTTATCTGGTCAAAAAGTAATTGTTCTTGCACAAAAGACTTACGGTCATCAATTATTCTATAAATGGCCTGTGCCAGTTGTACTCCGTCCAAAATTTAACTCCAGATAAGACTTAATTTAGTATTATGCGAAAATATAAGGCTTGTCTAGTTCTTTTCGAAGTGCGGACCATCGATAAACGGACGGCGGCCTTGTGAGCGACGTAGGTCAATATACGCATTCATGGCCTCTTCTGCCGTGCCATCCCAGTCACGAAGGTCATCTATTTGCCATGCGGCGCCCCATCTAATTTTAGTACCTGTACGCACAGCCGCTTCTTTCATAGCATCGGCTATCTCATCATAGACCTGAATTTCCCAACACGGCGCTCCGTCTTGGTACGCCATTAAATCGACGGCGTGTGCCGTGCCATCATCTTGTAATAAGTGCTTTGACTTCATAGTTTGTGAGCGACCCGTGGCTACAAGTTTCTCTTGTTCTGTAATAGTTCGGGGTCCATAAATCACGCCAAAATCGACGGATGTCAGCTCAATCGCCTTTTTTACTGTCTCGACCAGATCGTTGCTTACGCCCTCCAGTTTCGACAGACTCCTGTTTGATAGTTTGAATGCCATCTTGTTTCTCCTGCTTTTTGTGGACAAAATCAATCCACTCTTTGTTCATATCATAGAAGTATTGACAATATTTACAACGTAAACTTCCGTCTACGGTTTCCATATCGTGGCCACAGACATCACACTTGGTGGAGTCTATTTCTTTTTCCTCATGTTAAAAAGCTTAGAAGCAGAGCGTGTGGCAAAGCTCGCCGATACAATAGCTCCTAACGCGATTTGATACCACTGGGGCATACCCGCGAGTGCCTCAAACCCATCAGACACTATACCTCGGCCCCACTCCCCACAAAAACTAAGCACCAGAGGAATACTGAAGAGCAGGGTCAACCATTCGTCCTTCCACGAAGACTGTGAAGCACGCATTGCTGCAAGATCCCAATCAATCTCGCCCGTTGCTTCTTTCATACGTATAGTGGCTTCAGCCTTTTGTATAGCCGTCTTACCCTCTAAATAAGAAGAAGCAAGACTACCAATAGAACCTATAAGTGCTTGTATCATAATTAATCCTTTGGTGGTATGGGCATCCCGGGCGTGACTGTTCCATCAGGATGATATATTGGTTTAGTATAACGTATACTACCTTTATCTTTATCTAGTTTTAGTTTCTTTGCATCCTCTGCAATAATACGAGGAACACCATAAATGTTATTTTCTAAAGAAGCTAATTGTTTTTCCAAAGACTTTAACTCTTTGTCACCACCGCCTAACTTTTTCTTTTGCCTACCTCTATGTGTTAAAGTAGCAAAATCTCCTCTTCTATTTGCTGCCATCTTTTATCTCTCCTCCTTTTGATTCTTTGTTTATGAATACGGCAAAACTTCCTGTCATCGCTCCAGTTACAACCGATATCAGAGATGCCATCTGTGTGCTTAATTCTGGTTGTGCTAATGCATACTCTATGCATCTTATATAAACTAATGTCATAACAATCATCATAAATCTGGGAACTATTTGCCATCTGTTAAGTGTTTCTGGTGTCATTTTTTAAAGCTTTCATTTAATGAATCCACTACGCTGTCTATATTAGGTTCCTGACCCCCCGGCTCATATTTACATTGAAACTCCACGGGACACTCACCCTCTACAACCAAAGTATATGTATCATTTGCGCCTTTGTATAGACAAACGTGTTGTCCATTCTTGGCTTTTTTTCTTTTATATCGTCTGCACGTAACATATTTTGGGTCCTCACGCACACCGCGTCTAATCTCTTGCTCCCAAGTCCAGTCACTAAATTTTTTTAAAAAACAGCTAAAACACTGAATAATATTTTCTGATTGTGCTAAATATATCACACCTTCGTGCGCACAAAGCCATTCAAATGTTTCCTGACCGCCTTGTTTACGTACACACTTAGTCGAACCATCCCCTGTCGAGTCCCATAAGGGAGTAGACGAAGAGGCCAAGAAGACCCAAGCCAACAGCAAGCACAACGGTAAGTGCCACGATGCCAATAACCTTTTCTCTAAATATCTTTTTATCATATATCTCCTGCTGTCTACGCTTCCGTATCTGCCCCTCCATACGTAATAGCTCATCCCACGCAGCCGTTCCATGCGTAAACTTAATAAACTGTTGTAGCTCGTATCGCTGCTCTTCTAGCTTCTTTTTTGCTGCGAAAGCCTCAATGGCCTCTTGTTCTACCGTACCACCGCCGAATACTTTACGAAGCATTGTAGGATTCTTTGCCGATTTATGCGCTGCATCTACGTCAGATACAGCACCCATCCATCTTGACAGATCCTGTGTCATGGACTCTAAATCACGCCCTGCCTGAAAAGCGCGCTTTATACCGGAGAAAGCCGTGCTTGCGGTGGCTACAGCCGCAGAAATAGTGACTGGATCGAACATAGTTTTTCCCGTAGTTGCATGAGATTACTTCACCTTACCGCCTTTTTTCTTTTTAATTACTTTTGGTTTAGTGAATTTATCTTTTAAAAATTTTGAACCCACTGCGGAGCCAATAAGAGTGGATCTTCCCGTCGCCAATTTTTCCGCCGTTGAACCAAGATTCGCTCCTGCTATTCTAATCGCGAGATCTTTATAATATGACATATCTGTTTTACCCATAATTACTGTCCTTTCGATTTAATAAACTCCCTTTGCATCGCTGCATCTATACGTGCTGCGGTCTGTCGTTCCTGACTTGCCAACCGCTGTTGAAACTGATCGGCACGTAATCTTTGATTCTGTGCATCAAGATTAAGCTTCGCCTGATCGTTCTGCGCATCATTCTGTTCTGCCTGTGCTCTAAGCTGCAACTCCTTCTCCTTGAGCTGCACCAGTGGATCTGGTCCCTGACCCGAGGCCTGTTGTGATAGTTGTCTCAACTGCTGCATACCCTGCGCTACAAACTTAGCCTTAATCGCCTCCATCAGCATCTCCTGCTGTTCAGGCGCCATCGGTCCCTGATTACGCATCTCCATCATCGCCATCTCTTCTGCCTGTATCTGTACGTGCTCAATACAGTGCTTTTGTAGAGCCATAGCTAATGCCGGCATACCGCCAATCATAGGAGACGCTCCAAACACCAAATGCGCCATAATGTGAGACTCATGGTCCTGTCCCTGAAACGCTTTCAACACCACCATGTCCATAACATCTATGTTTTCCTGTGCAGGATCTTTTGGAGTAGGCTCCTCATCGGGCACACGCTTCATAATTCTATCGGTATCCTTAACACCCAAAGCATCATACATATCCCGATATACTTCATACATATTGTGCAGATCAGGCGCGGCCCCTGCTAACTGTAGCTTCGTTTGTGCTAACGCAATCCTTTGTGCTTGTGAAAAGACATTAGGGTCCGAAACCGGTATAACATCTACCCTATCATCAAAGTCTGTTGCCTTGACCGCACTATCCGCTCCCTCAACAGAATAGGGATATTCACCCGGTAAACTCTCGCTCATTACCCTTGATAAGATCTTAAACTCTAAACGCATCGCGTAATGCAGGCGCTTATGCACCGCACTCATCACCCGTGAGCCCTGTTCCAATAATGCTATAGTTGTGCCTACAGCAGCCTGCTGATTGCCGTCACCGACCTTCATATCCGTGATGGTGGCAAATCTACGTCCTGCATCGACAACAAACCCCAGTAATTGAAACAATGTTGAATCAGGACCTTTAAATGGCAGCGGCATCAGGCTGTCACGAATAGCCCCTCCGGGAGCGTCCACATCGCGGAACTCACCGGGCTGAAGCGGATCATCGTCGTCCCTGATCCGTAGTCCACGGGCTTTGAAACCCGCAGGAAGATTGGACAACGTACCGGCGTCGATTAGCTGCCTCAGTGCCGCTGTGGCGGTTCGTGACAACCCGCCAATCGTGTGAATAAGTCCCAACCCATAAAAACCAAAACCGGGTAGAAACTTATAATGCACAAAATACTGTATCTTGCGCTTCATATCATCATCTTCACGATAATTACGGCGTATGGACAATATCTGTCCATTATCCTGACTAATTGTCACCACATACGGCACTTTTATGCCCGTTGGTTCTCCATCATCATCTTTCTCTTCATAGCCCTCTATATCTAAATCCACATGACATTCCAATAAAGTGCAGTCATAATCGATCTGAGAGGGCGTCATACCGTCTATTCTATTGATTTCATCGCTTACAGAATCGCCCTCAGACTGCCCCGGAAGCACCGGAATATCCAAATAAAACCCTGATATTTGCTTCTTTCTAAGCTCATTTAGCGATATTCTTAACGTTTGCGTAATATTTGGGCACGTTTCAAGGTCAGAAGTCTCGTATGGCACCACTAAATGCTCTGCCGGCACAAATTTTGATACCGCTCTGCCTAAATTTTCATCAAAATACACCTTTTTAAACGTAGAACCGGCTAAAGGCAGGTAAAAAAGCATCTGATCGAGCTCAGGGGTGTACTCTTCCATCACATTTGTAATGTAATAGTTCATAAATTGCCGTACACGCTGCGATTGCTGCTGTTTATCGCGTGTTTCGGCTCCAACTATGGCTGTTCGGACAGGCCCCGAGGCCGGAAGTAGCTCATTAAACGCCTGTGCTTGGAATTGTGTCGCCGCTTCAGCTAAAAGAGGGTGTGTAACACCTGAAGAACCGCGAAAAGGCTGTGTTCTTTCTTCATAATTAAACCCTAATAACTCCAAACCGTTGGCATAAGCGTCTTCCCACTCCTGACGACTAGCTTTATTGGCGTCAAACTCGCTTAAAAGCTCTCCTGCAATACGTCCAAGCTCTCGATCAGGCATTTCTTCGGCTAAATTAGCGTAAAAATCATCGCTTGTGCCTCTTTGATCCATCGGTTCAAAGTCCACGGTCACACCGCCATCGTCCTCAGCGGTAATCTCTATGTCCATATTCTCCGCTTCGACATCCATATCAACCATCGCCGTTGGCTCCATACTGCCGGGAACCTCAAGTTCTACTTCAGCAGCTAGATCCTCTGGATCAAGTTGTGATGGTATTTCTTTTTCAATAGCCATAGTAACTCCTTTTCGTTACCCTACCATAAACGGTTGATAAGCGCCAATACCTTTTGGACCCTTAAACATATCACGAGCCTGATCTGATAATCCTGCGATACCGCCTTTTGCTTTCTTTTCAGGCGGAGAAGGCTCCACAGATTTAGGTATTTCATACCCCCCTTTATCCTTGCGCTCTAAACGTAAGGCCTTACCGTCAGCGCCATACTTGTTAAGAACGTTAAGTATTGTGTCGTCAAATACAACAAAGTTTCTATCTTCCGTTTTTGCCGGCACTTCTTTAGCGCTAAAACCGGGAAGACCCGCTGTTGTTTTTCCTGTTCGCCCTTGACGCAAGGAATCGGGCAGATATTTAAGACCATCTATACCTACGTTCCATAAATCAGACGCCGCTACCTCGTCCGCTCTTCTATTATTTTCATCTACAAATCTAAGGGCCCCAACAATGTTTAACAGTTCACTTCTCTCTTTTGGCGATTTGTTTTTTAGTATTTGAAAATTAGCTAACTCATGTAAAATTTCACGACCTTCGGATTGCTCAAACGTTGGTAATTGTTTATTCTTAAACATCTTTTGTGCAGCAACCCGACGCTGCTCATAGAAATCTTTGAAATCATCAAAGTAAGGCAAAGACTTCAAACGCTCCACCATCTTTGGCTGCTCCATGATATTCTTGTTCAAATCTAAAAAGTCCTCTTTAGTAGACTTAACAAGCGTCTCATAGATAGGACCCTTCTTACCGCGTGGATGTCCGCCTGCATTACGATACCAGTTAGCAATCCCCGGTACATCCGTAAAATATAAACCGTACCCAAAGACTTGTTTACCCTCACCCTTACCTATCTTACCGAGATCAAACTGCTCAAAGTCGTGCCGTGAGCCGTGAAGCGTGATAAACCCTTTACCATCATCGGTCGGAGCCTTAAACGAACTAACAGGTAACGCAAAGAAATCTTCTACCGCTTTTCGTGACATCTGGGGCATCATACCTGCTTTTGCACCAAACCGTGCAAGCAACCCTACGGGCGCAAGCATAGACGCCGTTTCGCCAAGCGCACCAATCCCACTTGCTATATCTTTCATGTCGCTGTCAAAAAACTGTTGTGTTTTTGCACCGGCGCTCCGAATAACATTCGGCGGCATACCCGACAAAACAAAATCCATGCTTGGTTTTAATTTACGTATCTCAGGCGGAATAAAAGGCGTAATGCCCTCTTCAACACTCTCCGTAAAGCCCTTAGCCCCTTCCTGTATCTTCTGTAAGACGCTCTTTTCTTCCATCAATAATAGGCCCTAACCTGCACGTTGTTGTCATCCTCATCCCAATCGTCACTCGGTAGCTGTACAAAATTACCCTGACGATACCGCATCAAAGCTTGTGTCATACTATCCACAAGGTCATCATACTCCCCATTTGGAAAAGCTGCAACCTCCTCTATCATCTCATCCGCAAACTTTGTGTCTGGTGCGTACACCATGCCCGCTTCAAAAAGCACCGATACAGAGTGCACGCGCGTCACCTTATCATTACCTTTACTCGGTGTAAAGTTAACAACAGGTATACCCATGTTCCGTAGTTCGTGGGTCAAGGGCAGCCCCGTCGCTTTCGCTTCTATAATAATTGTATCCGGCTCCCAGTACTTATATTGCTCCAACGCTACCTGCTTTAACTCAGGAAAGTCCCACCTGTCCTTTTGACTATCAAGAAGTATCAACGCCGGGGGTCCCCCCGCTTCTTCCGGATAAAACACCCCCCATGTCGTTATAGCACTAAAGTCCGATGTCTCACGTTTCGTAAACGCCGTATCGTAACTCTGTATCACATACTCAAGATTGGGTACATTCTCCTGCTCCCACCTTTTCCACCACTCTCTTGGTATGATCGCGTTCTCCTCACCCGTCGGATTCTGCTGATACTGCGCGTTCCATTTACTGGGCGGTATTGAAGCGCGTACCGCGGTCAGATCATCAAGGCTCCAGAACTCCGGCCAACAAGGACTGCCGTCCTCAAAGATCGCCGGTAACTCCACAACTTCCCACTGGTCCGCTAATTCATCCTTAGCCATCGCACGCAGCAATTGTCCCGTCATATCCTTCTCGGACCATCTCGTCTGCACCAAAACAATACTGCCGCCCGGCTGTAGTCTCTGTCGGGGGCCCCCAGTGTACCAGTCCCACGCATC